GCGGCCTTGGCCATGCCGATCTGAAGGCCCACTTTGTTACCCAGGTTGTAGGCCGAATCGAAGTTCTGGAAGAACTCGCCCCATGGATTGCGCTTACTCATGATCTCAGTCCCTCCGTTGCATGCCGACGCGGGTTTCCATCTTGTCCATGCGGTCCGCCAGACTCTTGATGCCGGCCAGCGCCAGACCGTTCATGCTCACCAGATCGATCTTATCGCCGCCCGGTGCGGCGCTGTCGCCAAACTCGCGATTGACGTCTTCGGCGTAGGGCCCGATGTGCTCGCCTCCATCCCCCTCGCCTTCTTTGTACCGCCAAGCCTCGACAGGAATGCGCTGCAGTCCCTTGGTGATCAGTTCGGCGCTGACTGGCGTCTTGTCGGTCTTGGCCTTCTTGGTGCTGATCGCGGTGTAAAGCGATGCGGCGCCGCCGAGCATGGAGCCGATGCCGCCCAACGAACTCGGGCTATTCTGTGATGCGTTGTAGGCATTGGTCTGCATGCCGAGCATGTTTCCGATGCCGCTGATTCGCATGCCCTGGCCTTGCATGGTCAGACCTGCCGCCGCGGTCGTTCCGTTGGTCATGGTGTTGCCAACGGTGGTCGAGTTGTTGACCGCGCTGTTTCCTGATTGATTAGCCGAACTGTACGCACCCGTCGAGGCGCCAGGCATGCCGCGATACAAGCCGGCGACATCGAGTTTCTTGGCGGTGCCCAGCGCGATCTCCTTGTCGCGTGCCGTTGTCGCCGCGCCTGCCGTGTTGGCTGCCTGCTGAACGGTCATTGCACCGGTGGCGGCTACCGGCGTCATGCCATAGCGCTTGCCCTGCCGTATCGTCTGGTTGAGCGCCCTCGTGAACCCGCCCTGAGAGTCGGCTACCGCGCGATCAACTTTCTCTTTCTGTTTTTCCTCTGTGCCCGATGCCATCGCGTCGGCATTGAGTGCATCCTCAACCGGCCGCGCCCTCGTCTTCCAATAGTCATAATACTCATCGCCCTGCTTCTGGGCTGACTTCATCATTCCCGATTGGGCATCGATGATCGGCTGCGCAACTTCCATGTTGCGGTCGTACTGTCGCGTCGACTCGGCAAGGACACGATCGGCCTGATCAGCAGAAATGCGCGCGGCCTCTTCGGTGGCTCTAGCCAGTGCACCGTAATCAGGAGCAGGAGAACTTCCGCCATCACCCCCAAGATCAAAGAATAGCCTGCGCCTTCCGCATGAGTCGTATCCGTCTCTATTAAGAATCATGGCCGATCCCCCCAAGGCTGTTGATGTACTCGTTAAGGTCACTACGTTGCGACCGAAGGCGAAGCTCCGGACCAATCTCAGAAGCCCACTCATGGCCGCCGCACAATAGCGCAGCCATAAGGGCTACATCGGCAATGCTGTAGCGAATCACATGCGCGATTTCTATGGCGCGGTGATTTATTTCCTTACTGCGCTCCATCTTGTTTGCCGTCATCCAATTCACAATCCCGGTTGCCATCACAGGACGCAGATCGTCAGCAAAGTGGCGATAGAAGGCATTGGCCGGCATTTCTATTGCCAGCGTCCAGAAGGCGTCATTGATCTCTTTGTCGGTAACAGGTTTGTCCTTGTCGATCAGGTTGTCCCACACGTCAACGACCCGAGCTACCATCAACACGAAGTCGACGGCAGACTGGTTTCCCTTGAAGGCATAGAGCATGTAAGAACGATCATCCATGGCGGAACATGGTGCCACGCATGGCGCGGCATTCATGGCTGCAGAAGGCCCAGAATCTCATTGATCTTGGCCGCACACTCTTGGGTGGTCGCCGTGGATGAATCGAGCAGAGCGATCTTCATCCCGCGCAACCCCGATATAACCTCTAGGCGCTCTTTCACCGACTCATCGAACCCCCTACGCTCTGAATCTGGCGTTGGAGGAACCCGAGGAATAACGCGCCTGGTCACGATTGCCCCAGCGATTTAGGCGTCTGTCCAAGCTCGATCGACCTGATCTTGCATTGGCTCTGCACCCGAACTGCGGCTGTATCCTTCTTGTACCCCGAAGGAAGGCGAAATACCGTGGTATCTGAAATGACGCGGGTAGCCTTCAATTCCCCTCCGGCGTAGAACTGGAAGTTGACCGTGTTCTCCGGTGGCTGGTCTGGAGGAACAAGAAGGTCTGAACCGTTGTAGCGGATCGTCTCGTAGGCTGCTGCCGCCCATGCCCCGTGAACATTTCCGGTTGCCAACAGCACGGCGTTCTCTGCCTCGACGGCGGCAATCTCAACAAGCACCGCAGCGGCTTGCGCGGGGTCGATTGCAAGCTCAAAATCAACCTTGGCCGCACCAAGGTTCTGCGGCGCCGGCAAGACGATCTCTTTCGACATCCAATCTTGCGATAGCGCATATCCATCAACCGGGTCGAACTCGTAGATCCACTGTCCAAAAGAGTAATACAGGTGGCCGTTGGTCTTGTCTCCGCTGATATCGTCTGCTGGAAAGTGGGCCTCCGTCAGATATTGATCGTCGCCCGTCAGGTTGAATATCAACACCCTATTTGAATCGCCAAGCGTGTAAAGAACGTACAGCCGGCGCTCGACCACAGCGGAAACCATCGTCGCCGGCATCACGGTCTTAAACTCTCGATCGGTGAAGTACGGGAGAGACCACACTGACGCACCAGCACTCGACACGCCGATCAACCCAGCCTGTGAGGCGTAGATGAAGGTATCGCCAAGGCTTACCGCTGACCGCTTTGACACGCAAGGCAATGCCTCTTCCCAACTCTGGCCCGACATTTGCCCAGGCTCTACGCCCTGGATGATGAACGGCCAGGACGTTGTAGCCAGCGCAACGCCGGAACCGAAGCTGCCGGCCGCCACAATAGGATAATCCGCCTGCACCTGGTATCCAGATGGCCATGCATGCGGCTGGAAAGGCTCGCTGAAGCACGCCTTGTTGCCAATGAACCCACCAAGCGCGCCCGATGGAAGGGAGAATAGGCCCGATAGACCGACCGGAGGCATGTCCCAATCAGTCGATATCAACTCGTCACCGGGAATCTGCCCATCGGTCAGCGTGTCGTTGTAGGCAACGGCACTCACCCAGGCCGCGCCGCCGTCCTGCTGGTCCGCCACCAGTTTCCATTGGCCAGTAGTTCCGGTGGTCCGGTACAGGCGCTTGTAGAAGGTGCCGGGGAATGCCGCCTTGCGCGCCCATGTTGTTGCGGTGTGATAGTCGCCGGCCACCTTGAATTTCTTGCTGCTGGTGATGTCCGTCACGGCCATTGTGGTACCGGAAATCACGACCTGCTCGCCCACGCGAAGGAAGTGATCGATGGTGTCAGTGAATTCCGTCTTGCTCGAAGCGTAGGCACCGGTCACGGTCCCGCTGCTCGGTGGTGACGCATCCATGCCGGTGATTGCCCAAGTTGCGTCGACCTTGCCATTCTTCAGGGTAGAGAGTGGAGACACCGCCCCCTCGAATTCCACCGTATCCCAGGCCGCGTAGAAAGTGTAGCCGTAATACCGGTCGACCAGAGTCGCGCTGACGCCCCCCGACGTATTGACGGTCGGCGCCGTGACAGGTTTCGGGGTGCCCAGCGTATAGGCGGTATGCGGGTAGTCGTTTCCGCCTCCGTAGAGCGCATCGGTTAGGGTTGTGATGCGGGGCTCTCCGTCACCCGTAAAGCACCATCGCGCGGTACCGTACAAAGACGCTTTGACTACATCGACATCGTAGGGCCAGGTCAGCCAGGCATCATTCCCATTTTCTTCGATCCGGTGAATTGATAGAAGCGGGCCCGCCTTGTTGCTTTCGTAGTTCTTCGCCCCCGCCTTGAATGGCTCCAACTCTCCCGATGAAAGGCGGCAGTTGATGGCGATCTGCGCCGCATTGTCGGGTATCAGCCGCTCGGATGACCGAGGGACAATCCCGCCGAAGGCCGTGATGCGGATGGCGCCCATGTCACAGCGCCTTAATTGCGCTTTCGGCGAGCACGGCCGCAACCTTGCGATCCGTCTGAGTCTGCACCCCGCGCGTTGCCTGCAACCCTACAAGCGCCTCTATCTCAGCCGAATTCGCGGAGCCTTGAATCGCGTCGAGAACCTCCAGTTCGCTGACGGGGGCAACCGTTGCGAGATAGTCCATCAGCGCATCACCGCTCAGAGCGGCGCCATTGGCGTCGACCGGAACCACGACAAACACGGTCCGACCCTCCATCCATGCGGCCGTGGAGAAATTCACATTGACGCCGTGCTGTTCCGGGAAGGCTTCCGTGATCTTGATGTTGATGTCCATTCGATACTCCTTCGATTACGCCGATGTTGTTCCGTATTTGTTGCCTGCCGTGCCAATCCATGTGATATGGGAGCTTCCAGCCAGGTACTTGCCTGAAACGCTTGGGCGGTTTTCGCCTCCAGATCCAGAATTTCCGGTTCCTTGGTATGTCCCTGAACAAGACGAATACCCTGGGCTTCCGGCGCCACCCGCTCCGGCAGAGTAGAGGCCGGACGCATTGGCGCCCGAGCCCGCGCCGCCAACACCGCCAGCACATAGCAGGGTGGGGCCGACTACCTGACAGCTATCAACAACGAATACATCTTCATTGCCGTAGACATGCGTTCCGCCAGATCCTCCATTACCGCCACCGGATAGCGTCCCTGCGCTGTTGTCGAACGTGACAGGGAACTGCAGGCGCAATGCCGTGCCGCCAGCCCCTCCGCTTCCTCCGCCACTGGTGCCACCGGCTCCCCCGGCTCCGCAGATGGTTCCAGCACTTACTACGCTGATTGTGTCTTTCGAGTTAAACGATGAAAGTACGTCGAATGCGTAGGTAGCCGATGAAGTCGAACCGATCACGACTCCACTGTTGATAGCCACAATGAAGTCGGTGTTCCCAGGGTCGTAGGTATCACCAATCCGCGTAACCGAGGCGCCCTGTGCTGTATTCCGATTGGCCCACAGGTCGAAGTTCGCCATGTTCGCCGTGATGTTGATGCGAACGATGTTTCGCCCACCGGATCCGAACCCGCAAAGCTGGTTAATCCCCAACACAATCAGGCATCCGTCAGGGTGTTGATCGAGTACATCAGGCGAATTCCGTGCAGGCGCGCATCGATGGCCAGGGTGTCGGACCCGTTGGCCGGCGCGCGATTCACCTGGAACATCACCAGGTCATTTGCTTGCGGTGTTCCGGCGACGGTGATCGCCGCGGTAGCCGCGCTGATGTAGCAGTCGTTGGTAGTGCCACCGGTATCAGTCACGGTCTGCGCGGTGCCGAACGCCACATCCATCGCATCATCGTCGGACACGGCAACGGCCGCCAGCTCCCACGCAACCCCGTAATTCGTGGTCGTGGCGTCATGGCTCCATACAAAAACAGCCGTCACGGTCCCTTCATCCCACGACTTCGGCATGTTGATGGCGAACTGCGCGTATTCCGCGGTCGTCGCATCGAAATCCAGCGTCTTGAGCATGTTCTTGTTGGTCGTTGTCTCGACCGTGCCACCGGCCGCGCCGTTGGTCGTGCGTGAAACCATGGCGCCAGCGGGTATCCAGCATGTCTGGATCCGGCTGTTCTCATCGAGAACCACGGTCTTTCCCTCGACACCGACAACCCCGGCAGACAATCGGGTGATGGTCGTGTCGCTTGCATGCCCAAGTTCAATGCTTGCGGCCGAGAACGCTTGCGAAACAGATCCAGCCAATGCAGCAAACACGGACCCGAGCGCAGACTTCACGGCCGTCCAGGTGATCCGCTTCAGTGCGCCGGCAATGGACGTTTGGACGAAACCAAGTTCATCAGCGTCGGCCAGCGAGGCGGATCCAGCCGTCGTAATCTGTGGCCCCACGGCGTAATCCGCCATGGCCTCGGCACACGGCCGGCACTCGATCACATCGGAAATTGCCCAAGACAGCGATTTGGTACGAACCACTGTCAGGTTATCCCCCGTCCGGCCGGTAATCTTGCAGGTTTCCGTGGTGCCGGATGAGTTTTCAAAGGTCACATAGCTGTGATTGCTCCCCACTTCGAAAAGAGATCCCCTGCCGGCCGTGATCGGAACCGTAGTTACGCCAATCCCGACGACACCGGTAAGCTGCGCGCTGGCATTGTTCAGAGCAATGTAGGACATGACTTATCCCTTTGCGGCGCCGCCCAGACGTGCCGCGAATTGGTTGATGAACTGCGTCGATCGACCAGACAGAACATGCTCGTCATCGCGCGCCTCGGCCATACCGACGATGTAATCCGCAACTGCCTCGGTGATGGTGTCGGGCAGGCCGGTATCCTCGTCGGCCGTGTAGGGCCCCGGCACCTTGACATACAGGGCTTCGAGGATCTGCCCATTGGCGGAAGGCGGATAGACGTAGAAGCTCACCGGATTGTCACCAGGCGCCCACTGTTGCGCCGCCGCGTCCGTCGCGCTGGACCAGGTAGGCATGAAGGCATCGAGCGCCGCCCGGTCGAATTGCGTCAGCGCCGCACCGCCCTTGATCCCGATCACTCGAACCAGGGCATGCGCGTTGTCGAAGGAAAGCGATTGCTTTGCGCCGGGTACGCAAGTGAGATCCGCGCGGGTATAGAGCCAATCCGGTTTGATGTTTGGCAAGGACCGCAGGCAGCCGTTTCCGTACTCAAGCAGATCGGCGTCCGAATACCGATAGGTCGCCTCAGTATCATTGAGGACGGTGCGCGCAATAGCGATCGCAGCGGAAATCTTGAAGCCCATCAATTAACTCCCAAAGGTTGATCTATAAGTTTCAGCGTTTTCCACTGGCCGAGGGTCCGGTATCGCGGTGATACCAGGCCCAACGTGGCAGCCAGCAGGCTGAAATTGCGCGACATCGTGCAGAGGGGATTAGACCCCGATAACCACGCCGCCGGAGATTGACCCGTTGTTGGCAGAATTTATCGTTGCCGACAGGGTAGCGCCGGAGGCATCATCTGCGCTCCACTGCTCCGCGAATCCTCCGGTAACTGTTGAGCGCCCAGATAACGACAAATAATTATCTAGCGCTTCATTCTGGGTAAGCGCCCGAGCATAAACACGGGCAAGCCGGAAGCTCATTCCATTCGTGTTGTCTATCGTTGTTCGCAAACGCCCTCCGATAAGAGTTTTGTGTCCACTCTGCCCAACAATGTTCGTCGCTAGGTTGCGCTTGCGTTCCTTGACGGGAAGCCCATTGATATAAATCACCCACCCACCAGACCCATCGTGCGTGGAAATAATGTGCACAGGCTCGTCCCTTTTAACAACCACTCCGGTGTTAAATGGGTGGTTATCAAGGTTCCCTGAAGCGGAAGACTGAAGCAAGCCCCATGTCCCGTGTGTTGCAACTAACAGGCAGGCGTCCACGTAGGTGTCTACCGAAACCTGCCCGGCAGCAACAGCCATTCCAAAACTAACCGCTCCAGTTACGCCATCGGCTCCTGACGATCTGAAGATTAGTGGGGTAAGCTTGTCCTGATTACCGGCGAGGGTATCAATGTCTGCGGTTCCGGAGTATTGGGTTATATCTGGAAGATACAGAGACCCGTACCACTCAAGCGTAATCGCGCCCGATATTTGTAGCGTGTCCGAGGTGCCGCAGTCGATATAGCCCCCCGAAGCCAACTCAACAGACTGCTTTATGGATAACGGTGCTACTCCGGCTTGAACAATATTCGTACTTCTCATTTTGCGGAATGAATAAACGACGTACTCTACACCCGTCGCATTTGACCCAGCTCCAGCAAACACGATTCTGCTTCCAGATACCGTAAAGTCACCTGTTGCTAACCCCACGCTGTTGGATAGTGACGCGTGATTCCCTGACGGGAAAGATGAAATCCAAAGCCGCGAGGATGCAACAGACACATCTCTAGGAACAAGAATAAACGCCTCCGGAATCCACGGAAGTGACACGCTGCGGGCCGCCCCTGTTCCTGTGTATAGCTGCACAGAAACAGCATCCGCGTGCTTTGCAAACGCAAGGCAATTTACGCCCTCCCCAAGTAGCCCTGTCCACTGGTTTATTTCGGCTCCGGAACCAAGTGTCAAAACGCCCGATTCGCTATCAAGGGTCGTCCCTGTGCTTACGGCGTTAGTAGCTCCGTTGTAAAAGTAGTTAGACGCCTTATCCCCAACTACGTAAACCGCAGATTGAGCACTATCCCTCTTGCAAATTGCCCCAGCCAAAGGCTTTCGGCTGAATATATTTACAGTCCGTCCAGCGGACGCATTCCCTGCCCAATTTCCCTGAAGAAGATTGTCAGAACGGTTGTCGGCAAAGGCCAGGTAGTAATATGTTATCGCATTTGCATTAACTTTGCTGTCGCTTCCGACGGTAAATCCTGTGTCTGTAATCGTGATTCCGTACAAAGATTCAATCGACGCAATGTTTAAGAAATGGTCGGTGCGGTCCATAAAATTCGCATCATTTCTAAACACCGCATACTGCGTAGTATTCCCCTTTACTACTACAAGTGATGGTCTGTAGCCAAGGGTGATGTCTTGGGTTGTTCCATTTCCAACGAAAGACCCTGCGTCAGTTCGAGGAACAACAGACCTCCTTGCATAACGGTCTATTCTAGGAAAATAATCAATCCCCCCGGTGAGTTTGTCGGTATTCGCATAAACAGGAGGGCCGCTTGTTTCCGCGTACACGGTGAACACATCTGGATGCCCAAGGTAGTAGTCTAGGTCGAAGCCGCTGACTTCGTGGTACGAGCCGGCGGGCATCGGAACAACTTGGCCGCCAACCGTTTTCCCCTTTGTGTCTACCAGAGCCTTGATGATTCGTGTGTGCATGTCAGTTCTCCGTGCAGAGAGGATTAGGAAATGGCTTCCATTTCTATATCCGAATAGGTAATCGTTGCCCCGCCAACACCATCAAACCAAATTCGAGGGCGGATATAGATTGCGGTAATTCCGGCTGGGATGAACACATCGTTCTCACAAAACAAGGTGTAAGTCCCGTTGCAGTCTCCACTCCCTGACACATTGGCCGCGCCGAACAAGGCAGCAATAACGGCATCCCCTGCGTTATTGCGTAAAGTGACTTCTGGGTAATCTAAACCCAGCCCTCCAGTGATAGTGACCTTTGCGCGACACCTATATTTCCCGCCGGCCGTGACCGCTGTTGATGGAGTCCGGATGTAGTGCGACCCTGCTCCAGTTGCAGCCACAACGACTACATACTCTTGCCCTATCCCATCGGCCTTAGCTCGCAATAGGCGGGTTGTTTCTGTGACTGAACCTGACACACCCTTTGTGTACCCGGTCGGAAGGTTGTCACCAAGAGTCCCAGAAAAGGCCGG